CAAGTATATAGTTAGTTTCACTATTTTTTGTAAACCCATTTAAAATTTCCATTCTTTTTTCTTTTATTAAGACAAATATTCTTTATTATATTTGATGAAATTCCTGTTTCGATTTCAGCTGCTTTAGCCGATTCAAACTCTTTTATAAAAACACCATTTAAACTAAACTGTAAAACTGATTTACTAAAATATTTTGATAACTTAGTTTTGGTTTCTTCTGAATGTTTTTTTCCAAACATCGGATGATTCTCACCTTGTTGCCATTTATGTGCATCACTTAATTTCTTTCGGTATTCTTCACTAAATTTTTCCCCTTTGTTTGGTGAAACCCTACCTCTCAATGATTTTGATAAATTACTCTTATGTTCATTGCTTCTTTCAACCCCATTATTTAACCATGGTATCGGCTTACCTTTTTTAGTGTTCGACATTTTTAGTTTAGCCTCAGCAGTGTGTTTTCTACCTTTAGTACTTGGTGGTTCATCGCCACCGTTTGTACCGTTTGTTAATTTACAACCTAATGATTTATAATAACCAATATAGTGGGATTCCCAGAATTGCCAATTAGTGATTAAAACCTCATCAATTATTATTAACTCTGGTTTTACCCCCAAGTTAATAATTTTTCTTAACCATCTATCCTTATAACTATCGTGTATACTCCTTTCAGAAATATGTTTACGTAATCTAACCTTAGGGTTAATACTCTTACCAATATATCTTAATTCATTAGTTATTGGGTCTACTAACCCATATATAAAAACAATTTTATCCATATAGTTTCTTTCTATGTGAATATATCAAAAATGTGAAAAATCTTGGTAGATACGTCGAGGCCTAATACTAGATTCTTTTCCATATGAGTTTTAGTCCATTATAATAACATCTTTTGAAAAATAAAGAGTTACAGGCTAATATGAAGTCCAAGAGCCAAAAATTCGTTAACATTCTTTACCAAATGTTTGTCAGTTTTAGCAATTGCAATCAAATCACCATCTACATCATACAATCCGATTTCACTAATTCTTGGTGTATCCGTAATGGCAAACGTTTTGTTTGTTGAATTACCGAACTCACCTCTATTAGCGATACATGTGATATTTTGAATAACAGTTGTTGAAACGCTGTCGCAAACCGTTACCGTCGCACCCGTGGTGTAAGCATTTACGATTGTTGGATTGGTTATTACCATGAATCCTTTATCGAGATATGCAATACCGACAACCGTGTCGGCACTTTCAGATAAATTGCTATCTGTTACTAAATTGTAAAGTTGTTTTCTGTTTTGACTAAACGGCTTAACACTATTAAAACCAGTAGCCCAGCTCAATGAAGTATCACCACCATTTGGCTTCATAATGGTGTCAGACATTAAGAATGCTATGTTATAACCTAGGAATGCTGTGTTGGCTGCTGAATCACTATAATTTGCATCTTGTACTGTCAATGCCAATCCAGTGTTTTGGAATGTGCTATACATTTGATAGGTACCACCCGTTGTTACTATTGATAGACTGATTGATTTACCATCGATAATCTCACCATACGATGCATTATTCAATGCAACTACTAGTATTTTTGTCTGTGCAATACCACTTAATGCAGTATCCAAAAACCCACCAAGACTAGATGTTAGTCCAGTGAAGGTATAATCATCATCTGAATTCAATGGTAGGTTAAAACTGTAATATAAATTGACTAATGGGTCTGTATTGAAATTATCTCTATTAACAACTACTTGAGAAGTATTTGTACCACTTATTGTTGTCTGTCCAATTGCTTGGTACCCCGTTGTTATTACGCTTGATTGTGCTTCGACATTTTTTTGTGTTGCACCACCACCATTAACTAATAGCATGCTTTTAATAACTATATTTGGACCAACACTATTGGTTGTAGCCGTGAATGGGCCTATGTTACCACCATTGGTAGGTACTTCACCAGTTACCAATGGTAAGACGGCATAATAGTTAGCATCTGAGTCACCAAGACTAAATGACGTAATCAAATTACTATTGGTCGATATAAGTTTTTTCCTTCCTATAGGTGTTAACTTAGCTGTTAGTGTTGTTGTTGTTGCAGTAGTATTGTATCCCATATTATTTTTTTTTAGAAATCAAGTGATAACTCTATCATTATAGTATTACCAGCTAATAAAGCAACTGGTGTACTTAATTTACCAATAACAACTAAGTTTTTACTAGCATCATAAATAGCAACCTCTGTCGCCTTAATATTTGGTGGGTTGGTTGAAGATAATTGACTTCTAGTTGGGTTTGTTGTTAGTGTATATTGAGCTGAGTTAACTCTAATATCGAATAATGTCTTATAAATTGTAGCACCAATATATGTATTCAAATTACCATTGAAAAATCTCTCATCTCCGAACTGTAATAAATCTGGGTTTGTATTAGGTGCCATTGATAATGGTATTGTAATATCAAATGTTGATGCTGCTGTATTAATTGCTGTTGATAAAACGAAACCAGTTGTTAATGGTGATTGGTTCTCCAATGCCAATGGATTAATTGTCTGGCCAGCACTAGTTGTTAACGAAGTTGTTGTAAAGTCATAAACCTTCCAACTCCCAGCTTCTGGTCTAGTATTTTGATTATCAACAATTTGATAAACCAATTTGAATTTATATGCATAGAAACCGTAACCGTCGTAACCACCAGCTTCTATCTTTCTCATGTATGGAAGTAGGTCTACGTCCTCGATTTTAAATGATACGTCTTTGGTATTTGAGCTACTATTGGTAACCTTGATATAGTTCTGGCATGGCAATGTTGTTGTCATTCCACTACCTGTTGTGTTTTCCAATACATATGTTAAATACATCGTTTTATTAACATCTAGCAGACCCGTTGTGGTTCCACCTGTTGGTGATGATAAGAAAGCTGAAAGAGCTGGTAATGTCCAGTTCCTATTTGACTTATAAGATGTTGCAGCAACGATTTCATCGTCATCAATTACAACCATTTTCATTTGTGGAAAAACCTTTCCAACAACCAATGGCGTTGAACTTCCTATTAGAGTTGAATCTTCATACAAATCTACGTATTCTATATCACTAGTACCCAAAAGTTTTGTACTGCCACTAGATATGAATCTCATACCCATTGTTGTTCCAGTTGCTGTTGCATAATCTCTTCTATGATACATCAAATCAGGTAGCGTAATGCTAACTATTTTACTATTTGTTTCATCGATATAAAAGAATTCACCATAAAGGTTTGATATTGTGTTATTGGTATAATGTAATAAGGAGACCGATTTATGAATTGTGTCGGCGTAACTATAACCTGGTCCGTTACATTCCGTTGGTGCTGTTGCATCATTAGCAACACAAAGATATTCTAAATATGGGTTCTTCGTACCTAGATAGTCGTATGACCCAAATTTAGTATAGTCTTCATAAAGATTAGTTGATGTTAAGCCTGTTATTCCAGCTATGTTCTCACACCAAACATTATTCATATTCCAAATCTTAACATCATTACAAGTAACATTTGATGCTGAGTCAAAAGATAGTGTACCAGTATCCCAATATGCTGTTGAAGTATCGTACCCGAAAGTATCGGCTACTTCACCACCTTGGTAGACAAATGCAAATGAATTATTGGATTGAGTCGAAATGTTTGGTAATGTTCTATCTACTGTTATTCCTACTGTTGCACCACTTGAGATAGCTTGAACTCTGTACCATAAATTTGGCAATGGTAGTGTATTTTCAATATTGGTTGTGCTAACCAGTGTATTTGTCAATTTAAGTCTTATTATGTCCCCTACTGCTATTGCACCACCTGATGGGAGTGTTAGTATTGTTCCACCTGATAATGTCGAATTAGCGACGGTATAAGCAGACGTGACATAAGTTGATGATGTATATGTGTTATAAGTTAAGCTAGAACCACTAAAAAAACCTCTTTCTTCAGCTTGATTATTAACAATGGCTTTAACCACATTAATATTAGATTGGCTCATTGTAGCCAAATGCTCACCGTTTGATGTGGTGATAAATGATTTGATATCTGGTTGTTTATCGAATGGACGTAATACTCTACTAGCACCTGATAAGGACACACTCGTTGGATTTGCATCCACAATTGCCTCTCTGTCATAGTTAATTTCTGAGTCACCAATGGCCCAGTACGAAAAATTTAGCTGTCCTTTTGCTAATGACTGTCTTCCCTTTTCAGTTAATTTGATGCTAACTAGGGGACTTGCTGTTTTAATTATGTAACTCATATGCTATAAATATGTTTATTTTCTCTTTTATTTTACTTAAAAATACCTAATAGTAAATATTTAATATGTATTAATTGCGTTAGTTTGTATTATTACTGGTACTGTTTCGCTATAAACAATACTTTGCACAACATCACCACATATTGACCTATAATTTTTTGTATTCTTAACCCTATAGAACCATTGGGTTCCAACATCACCTGTCAACCCCAAAATTGAGTTATAATTAGTGACATATATTTGGTATGGAACCACTTGATTACTAGAATACGTCAAGAAGTCACTATCCGTACCATATTGTAGTTCAAATTCACCATTACTAGCTTGTGGTGGGTTAGGTATATACCATCCAATATAATTACTAATTTGAGTTATTCCATTGATAATATTCGCCTTCGGATAGTATACAATTATTATTATATCATCAACTCTTAGATTACCTTGCAATATTATTCGGCTCTTATCTGATGTTGATTGATAGTAGTCGATATCGCTAGCTAATGTTACACCATTTAACATAACAATTATTTTTGAATTATCAATTGGTTCATTGTTAGTAAATATTTCATATTTATTAGTAGTCGTGTTATAAAAATACTTATTACTTCCTTGTGTCCCCGTTGCTCCACTTACTATTGATGAGTTTAATTCAATAACATTAGATACAATGGTCAATGCTGATGTTCTAGTATAAATTATCGTTATGATATCACCATTTACAACAGCACCTAAGAATGTTAGGACAACACCACTTAAAGTGTAATCCACGTCCTTGGCTAATGATGAACCATTTAATGTTACAACGATATCACCTAGATACTCACTCACTAATGTAATTGTACTACCACTTCTTTCGTATGTATTACCAGTTGCAACAATTGGTGGGCTTGGTTGGTCGTTAGTTACTGAGAAATCAAGCGAATCATCTACAATTATTACTTGTTGATATAATGGTAGTGCATCGTAGTACGATAAATCATTCGGTTGTGTTTGTGTAAACAACGGCTTGTCTGCTTTCAATATTGAAACGAAGTAATAATCCAATGCTGAATCATATAATTGATAGACAGGTCCTTGTTTGTAAACAATTGTGTCTATTTTCTTACCTAATCTCTTTAAGAAATCTGTGCATGCATCAGCCTCGTAATAACCTTTTATCAAATAATCACCATCAGCCGTTAATCCAGTTAATAATATTGATTGCTGAAGTATATTTGTTCCACTAAATACTGAATAATTAATTACCTCACTCTCATATACTGGTGGTAGGGTAAATAATCCTAAATTAGCATTAAAATTATAAATTTCATATTTAAATGTCGTATTATTCGCACTAAACATGTCCGTATTTCCAGTAAATATAAATGTAATTGGTATTGTTGTTGTTGCTGGGTCATTTATATAGATACCTTGGCTTGTATTGTCAATATATGGAAATGTGTCACTACAAATAATTGTACAGTTTGATGAGCATGTTCCTGTACATCCACTAGTAAAACCAGTTTTAAAAATTTCACTACATGAATATCCAGTACCACAATTATCCAATGAATAACCAGATGGACATGTATAACCAATTGTGGTACCTAAAGACCACTGACCACTAACATATTCTTTGGTTGAAAATATTACATTTGCTTGTGATGAACCAGTAGCTGTTGCACCTGTTAATACTGATAAACTAGTTGGTTTATATACCTCAGCACCAAATGCTGTTGCGGAGCCTAAATTTTTACCAACCATTTCAATTATATTCTTACCAGACAGAAGTGTCGTTTCAAATACACTCCAAATTTTAAAGTTTTCGTTAGCAGAACCACTTAGTGATACTAATAGAACACCATTAAGTGTTACTTTACATTCATTATCAGCTGCAATTCCAACATAGTAAGTTCCGCTTGTTAGAATATCTAAACATTTTGAAAAACCAAGAAATTCTGTTGTACTAGCACTTAGCCCTGTTTGATTTAACCTACCATCACTTGTATTTCCTGAGTTAAACCAAAATGAATTTGCTGTATTAACAATTTTTGTTGGTGTTATCGTACCACCCGTTTGATTTTTTAAATTTAATAATCCGTCATAATAAACTGGCAACGCACCATTATTCTGGATACTTGGATAAAAATATGTGCCATATTCAGAATAAATTGTTGTTTGGCTACCCGACACAATTGTTGCACCACTACCATTATATGTGGCACCACTTGTTAATATTTTTTCACAACCATCATTACCAGTATTAGCGGAATATCCTGATGGACAACCCACACCATGCGTAGTATTAATACCAAAAGTTATACAAACATCTACCATCAAATCTTTAACTCCATATGGTTTATAAATTGTATATGTATCTCCACTTAATGAATAATCATAACCCAATGAGTAAAATGCGGTTGTTACCGATGTTAAAAAACTACCGCTTGATGGTGTTCCACCAGTTAAGACTGTTGACGTATAAAGGGTTGCACTATACGCTACTAAACCATTTTCATAAATTCTAGTTTCCCACGTTGTTGCACTATAACAACCAGTGTTTATATTCTGTGATGTAAAGCAATTATATGTTGCAGCTGTTAACATATCACTAAATGAGTATCCTGTTAACGCACAGGTATTAATTGAGTCGCATTGTACCTTTGTTGCACCACTAACATCAAATGTTGGCGATTGGAATATACAAAAATCGGAACTCATATTAACATTTAATATGTCTTTGTTCCTTACCGCACTATTGTCGTTTTGTATATATATTATTT